TTCTTGGCGAGAACATGGTTAACAATAGACTTCCCTTCTCCTTGATTTTCAAGGATGTTTGGTTGTCTCGGGTCACCGTGTAACTCCAAGATGGATGGTTTGGCCTTGTCCAGAATGACCGTGAGTAGATCCAGGTCCATGGACTGGAATTCGTCTACGATCACTTTCTTGTAGACCGTGGAATTGGTGACGGCTTTGTGTTGTGTCATGAATTTGGCTGGAGAGTCTTTATAGGCATTGGAGAGATCATAGGGGGATACGACAAGGGTATCGGCTGTTGCTCTGTGGCTGGCTGCGAATCTTGTTTTTCCGACACCAGGACCACCAAGAAACACGAGAACTTGGAGTTTGTGTGAGATTGGGATGATTGGAAGGGCTTTCTTGGCATTGGTGAGGACTGTGTGGAGGCCTACGGTGTCAGCTGTGGAGGCGAGAAGAGACAATTGGCTGGAGAGGCGGGCACTGAGCGAGGTGATGTCCGCCATTGTGAGACAGAATTCCCAGGTGGAGTCCTCGACAGGGTCGCACTTGATGATTTGTCCATCAAGAGTGGCCGGGTGAAGGGACTTGCATACTGGGCAGGTGATGGAGTCGACTACAGTTGGGGGGTGAACAAGGATCGTGGCGTCGAAGTCGGAACCAACGGAATCCGGGAGAGTTGAACGCCCGAACTCGTCTCTGTGGTCCCATGAGTTGAACTTGGAGAGCGTCATCGATGGGTGAGTCACGAGTTCAATACCAGAGCCGTATAATGAACTGAGGTACTGTTTGGTGAATGTGAGCGATGTGTTGAAGGTTTGTGCAAAGTGGTTCAATAACCGCATGAAAGAGTTTTCTGGTAACGTGCTCATAGAACTCTCTATGACCAGTTGTCGGGATTTGGAGTGCAGGATGGCGCAAAGTACGACGGAGCAAAGGCGAGCGGGGTTCAATTGCCAGCGTTTCGATTCGTCGTTGCTTTCGAGAATCGCGAAGGCCTTGCGATAGGCAGAGGTGAGAGCGAGATGAAAACAGCGACTGTCGGGGTTGGTCCTTTCAATGTAGAGGGTGATTTC